GGGTTGGTAGATGTGTCAGACATGGTGTCGTCGACGATGGTCTTGGTCGCGCCGTCCTCCACGCCGTCCAGTTTGACCTTATCCGCCGCAGACATAAGGCCATCAGCGTCCGCCGTGGCAACGTCCTTCCCGGCCTTTTTGTCCAGTTCTGCGGTGACAATCTTGTTCTGCACAGGGTTGGTAGATGTATCCGACATAGCGTCATCAACCGGAAGCACTTTAAGTTCCCACTTCTTACCGTTGATAGCCATGACCTTACCGTCGTCGCTGCCATCGAGCGCCGGGACAGGAAGCTCTCCCGCAGACACCGTAACGTCGCAGCCGCCCTGCCATATCGAACAGATAGCGATAGCTAGGCCAACAGTTCCAAACAAATTGGCAAGCTGAATGTGCCCTCTAAAGGCGCACGACGTCGAACTGGATAGGTATAGCGGCCATTTAAGGCCGTCACACATGCCGTAAACATTTCTCCCCGCCGCAACAGCGGAAGAGATTTCTGCAAATGTTTTGTCTGTGCTTGCGTTAAACACGGCGAGATTGGCATCGTCAATAATCGAAGGGGCAGAAGTGCTATCAAATGTGATGTTGACAACAAAGTCTTTTTTCATTTTGCTGTCCACGTACGCTTTAATCAGCGCGGCCTGCTTCGCAGCGGCAATCGCCCCGACATACTTCTCATCACTCATATCGTTACTCCTTTCATCAATTCGCGTCCCAGATGGCCTGCATTTCGCTCGGCGTCATGGCCACTGGTACCTGCTTCGGGTCGACCGACGCGCGCCATTCCGTGTCATAGTCTGTGCCGCTCTTCTTCACGAGCATCTGCCCGGCAGCTCCGCCGGGAGGGACGCCAACACCGGGGTCTCCTTTCGGCCCTCTCAGCAGGACACCGCCGAGCCTCACCGTCAAAGAGAGCCGATCGTTTGTCAGCTCCATACTCTGCACTTACAGCACCTCCTCACTGATTGCGTCCGCCACTTTCACCTTCAGCGTGTCGATTACGCCGAGCACCATGCCGCCCGGAAACTGCACGCGCACGTCTACGCGAATTCTCTCGTTTTCGGGGAGCGTGAAGGTTTCTTCCTGCGTCACCGGCACGGAAAAGCAGCCAAGCTCCTGGACATACGTGATTTGCCCGGGGTACAGTTTTCGGATACCATCGCCAACGAACACCTCCACTTTTTCAACATCCGCGTCGGTCAGCGTTTCACCGTTGAGCTGGATCTCCAATGCAATTCCGTAAGCGTCGCCCTGTTTGATTACAACTGCCATTGCTTTTCACCTCATCACGAAACGAAGTATAGGCCGTGAACGGAAATTCCGGCAGAGTCTTTCACGACATCATCGGGGAGTACAACGCAGAGCGCGCGCTCGTGCGATGCCAACTGCGTCGTGAACGCCGGTACGCTCACGTACTTCGTTGTACCTGCCGATTTGTATGTCACGTATGCGCTGTAACACCCGAACGTTGTGAAAGCGTATCCGCTGGCGCCGGACGCGGTAATATACACGCGCTTTCTATCTACGTCTGCGTCTGACAAATTCGAAAACTGCGCACCGAAAAACACCGCTTTGAGTGCAACCGCAAATTTGCACCAATGCGTGGAGAGCGCGCACTCGGTAGACGTGGCCGAGAATGTCAGCTTGTCGACCGGTATGTCCTCCTGCAGTGCGCCGGTCGTAAAATGGCTTTTCTGGATCGCGCCGCTTTTGATCTTTTCGCTTGTCACTGCTTCCTCTGCAATCTTTGCTGTCGTGACAGCCCCATTGGCAATGCCGCCCTGCGAAACACCGGTAATCTGGCTCTGCACGTCCTCGATCGCGTCCTGCACGTTTGTCTTGTTGACTGCGGTCGTCGGCGCAAAGCCGATGTTCTTTGCGGCGGCATTCTCGCCGAGCGCAGCAACCAGATCGTTCAGTGCCTTTTTCAGCAGGTTCCCGGCAAGGTCAAACTTTGCTTTCAGAGACGCGGCGGACAGGCCGCCAACGTCGTTCGGCTCGTCGTCCAGTTTGGAAATGATGTTCATGTCCTCGTTGCACGTCGGAAGTGCCATATGTAACCCTCCTATCGCACATATCCCGTGAACCGCACGCGGATGTCGGCACTCGTGACGGTTGCCGTCGTGTCTGCGTCATCGTTCGTCAGGATGAGCTTGTAGTATGTAAATTTCTTTGCTTTCAGTTTCAGCCGCGTCATATACGGTCGCTTGTTCGTGTTAAACGACCAGTGCGCAAAATTTGCGTGGTCAAACGCTACGCTGTTGCGGAAAACCAGCTTCTTCGAGAAATCCGCTTTCCGGTCTGTCATGACCGTGACGGTCATCGACCCGGCGTGCGTCGGAACGAGACCGATCCACAGCATAGCGGAGTATTTGCGCATGAAATCCGCGCCGAAGTGCATGTTGCCGCTCTCCCATCGTGCGTCGATTGCTTCTCCACAGTCGCTGCGGAACGCATCCGAAATCTCGACGAGCACATTTTCACGTGCGCCGAGCAGCCTTCCGTATACGCGGTAAAAGTGCTTGACAGGGAAGTTCGTATACAGATACCAGACATTTAGCCCGTAATTGTGCACAACGGCCATGTCACCATATACGCAGTACCATTCCTTGCGGTCGTTGTCGTCCCAGCAATACGTCTGACGTAGGTCAAAGCCTTGCAACGCTTTCCACACGCGATCGGAAATGCGCTTTGCCTGCCGCTCGTCGATCGTCAGGTTACTGGAATAGCTGCTGTTGTTTTTCCATGTGTAGACGCTCTCCCCGAACAGGGTGTAAGGGCTGTTGTCCACAAGCCGCACCTGACCGGGAGCCGTGTTGCCAATGGCCTTGTTTACTTGCGTCCAGTAAAACGCAGGGAGGATTTTGCCCTCTGCGTTCGTCACTGTGCCGTACTGCGCGGAGTATGCGCTGTCCTCTTTGAACGCCAGCAGCCGGGAGTAGTGGCGGATCATCGCCGTGATCGGCGTGTTCTCGTCGCCGATGTCCAGCACGTTCATGTCCGGGAAGTATTCCGCGGTCGGGTTGCCATCGATGTCCAGCCCGGAGTACAGCGCCTTGTTGCTTCCGTCGCCGTAGAGGAACACGCGGTTGTCCGTCGCGCCGTTGTAAAGCTCTGCAAACTTCATTGCCCTGACCGTGCCGGAATCATCAGATGCCACGGTGTATTCCACTTCATACACATCCGCACCGGCAGGGGGCACGTTCGTGAATGTGATCTTTCCGCCTGCAAACGTATAGTCCGTACCGGATGCAAGCGCTGCGCCCGTTGCCCTGTTTTTCACGATCACAGACAGCGTTCCGCTTTCCGGGCATACGTACACCGATGATTTTCCGTCCGTAGCAATGCGGTATTTTCGCTTGCTGGATAGCTTGTTGATTTGCTCCAGTTCCGTGCCGCTGCCGTCCGCACCGACACCGACAAGTACGGTCGGGACGTACCCGGTCACATCGGCGAGCGTGTAGCCGTCAAACACCTTGTACTGTGTTCCGTTGAGGATATAGAGTTTTTCCCGGAACCCGAAAAACTCCGTATGTGCGTCGGCGAGCGCGCCCAGCTCCGAGACCGCCGTAGTGGCTGGAAATCCAATTTTCCACAGCTTCCCGGCGGCGGCCGCTACCTGCACATATTCTCCGCCGACGTAGCCGCACCACGTCCCCTGAATTTCTCCGGGGAACGTATGCACGGCTTTCATGCCGGGGCGCTTTCGCAGCGCGCCGTCCTGCGTCACGCGCCAGTTGCGCATTTCGGATGCCTCACCGAGTTTCAGGCTGGTGTCGTCTGTTCCCGCCTGATTGATGCCGAGCCATTTCTGGATTCCGACGATCTTTTCATTCATGCGCGTCACCAGCTCCCGAACTCGCCGTACTCGATGCCGCCGTACACATCCTCGACCGTGCCCATGCTGCACTGCGCGTTTGCCTTGTGCATCGTCACGATCTCGTTGTAGCGCCGCTTGAACCGGTCGGATGCCTCCGGGTTCTCGTCTGTCAGGAGAGCGGAAGCAAGGCCGTATGGCATCGCACCGAGCGCAAGCGTGTTGTCGATCTCCGAGAGCGTGTCGTCGAATTCCTCAACAGGCCGCCAGCCGGAGGCAGTTTTTCCGGCCTTCTTCGTCTCTGAAAACGGGTACAGCTCCGCGATCATGGTGTTGATGATCGACACGGTGCGGTATTTATATTCGTCCGTGTCCGTCGTCTGCGGTTTCCCGCTGTCACTCAGCTCGTCCATGATGGACATTGCCGCATCGAACACGTCGCTGACTTCTGCCATGAAATCACCTCGTTATCTG